CAATAAGTATTCAAACGTACCTGTATCTAAATTGATAGGGCTACCAGTAGCCCCCGTCACCAACGCTAGAGAATACACAGATAAGAAATCATCAGGAAGAGAAACGTATTTGTTGTTGGCTGTGATGGCTGAATATTGGTTCTTGCGAATAGATGGAAACTGTACCGTGTTGTAAATGCGTTGTTCAGCCTGCGTAATCAGACGGTTAATCTGAGTCGTTGAAGACACAACCGTACTGTCCGCCAAAGTGGTAGACGGAAAGTTGTTCTCCGTATAGGTCTGAATTGCCGTTACTAACTCGGAATAGTTCATCCCATCGGTCCTCTTGACATAACGCCTTTAGTAGCACAGCCAGTACCACGCATTCTGATGCCGTCGGTTTTAACCTTCTCATCACCAGCGGATTTGCTAATAGCACCAATGCTGACATCCATCGTGTCTAACTTGCTAGAGTTAGCTTCTTTTCCGGGATTATCAGAAATAGTAAACTTCTTACCAGTCATGTGGTGTGGCTCGGCGTAGACGCTGGCATCGCCAACTTCTTTACCCATCATTTTTTTGCTAAAGGTAGCCATTACTTGCTCCCTTGGTTTGCAACACGAGCCAAGTTACGACCCATAGACTTCATCATGTCGGTTGTTACACCACCTTTAGCCAATTTAGTCATTGGCTTGCCGGGATGCAACTTTTTCTCATGCTTATGCACCGCACCAGCAATCATTTTCTTGTCCTGCTTTAAGTCTTTCTTGTCCATTTTTAGCTCCTAAGTTACGCTAACCGTTACTGTACCAAGTTGTACAACCAAATTCAAATTATTTGGTGTCAACGCCGCATCAAAACTGCTTGCCCCACCAACAGGATTCCAGCCCCATTGAAAGATTCGGCTACCACCGCCGCTATACCCATCTGCTAACAGACCAGAAACTTTATAACTTCTATCTGGGCGTGGATTCCTCAACGCTTGCGGGTCGTCTACAGGAAACATACCCAACTGCAACTGCGGATGGTCTGGGTCCCAACACTCTGGACACACCAACAAGTTGTAGTTCTTTAACTTGATAATCTCAGTCTTCAGAACCTTTAACTTGAACCGCTGACCACAGCGGTCACACTCCGAAATTGCATTCTTGCCAGAAGCAAAACGATTACCCATGACTACCTCCCGATGTAGGTCTGTCTAGGAACTAAACGTAATGCTGCTTTCTCGTGATCCTCATATGCTGCCAGTTCCCATGCCTCGTCATACTGAGCTTTCAACATGCCAATACGCTCCATACCTTGTGGTACTTTGCCAGCGATGTAGTACGACAGACCAGCCGCCATACAAGGGATAAACCTAAACGGTACGTCCATGATGTTCACACCACCACCAGCATCCTGAGTGCGGCGTAGACGCCAGTAAACAAATGTGTATGGCTGTACGTTATCAGGAGTAGGCCAAACGGTTATCGCTGGCACTTGTTGCCAGTACACAGTAGCCGCAGCCGTGTGCGCTACAGCAATCGTGTTTTGCTGGCCACGGAAACAACTAGATAGAGTGCCACTAATAGCGTTTGTGTTCTGAGTGATATACCCGTAATTGATAATCTCGTTATCAATCTTTATAAACCCTGCTGCGGGTAAACCCGTAACATCACTCAACACGATTGTGTCTGATGTACTTGTAATGGTTGTAGTCAGCGTAGCAGAGATGGGACTAGCCTGCCCGTTGTAGCGCTGAATCCAAACCTGAATAGGTCTGGCTTGAGTTAACTTGTTAGGAATCGTAGCGTAGGTGCTAACGCTAATCCGTGTGATTGTTAGGTCGGCTTGATTAGACGTGCTGTTTGCATCAGTACGAATCAAATGCTCAAGAAGGTCAATCGTATCGTTTGGTAGTGGATACGTGTTCTGCCCCTGAACTAGGGTAATAGACCCTGTTTCAATAGTCCACAGATTGATGCCACGGTTTGCCCAGTCAGCAAACATGATGTTGAGGCTACGACGTGCAGTGCGTAGGTCATACCCAGTGCGTAGTTCACTACCAGCGCGTTCAAACGCCTCCTCGACCAACTCGGATAGGTCAAGGTTAAATGCGGACGCTCCGGAAGTGTTTGCCATTATCTAAATCCTGCTGTTTTCTTTGCAATCGTTTTGGGTTGCGCTACGAATTGTTTTCCGGCTTTTTTGCCAGCGCGTTTCGCACGCGTTGTTGCAGCGTACTCAGCAGGGCTGAGACTTTTGATCGCAGCTTTTGGAAGGTATCGCTCACCTGTGTCAGAAGATTTTTTACCACTTTTAGTTGTCCAATCTTGTTTGCCCCAGTCCTTTAGGGACTGTTGCGATTTAGCTAAACCACCACCAGCTTTCTTCACACTTGCGCAATGTGCCTTCTCTGAAAAACCTTTTGGGTTGTTACAGTCGATAGACTTCTTGCGCTTGTCAGACCACTTAGTCACGATACCCACCACCTGCGGCTTTATAGCGTTTAGCCATAACTTGAGCCTTACGTGCTGACCACTGTCCTGCACCAGTACCTACGATTGCCGCAGCTTTGACGCTGTTAAAGATACGTTTACGCAGTTCTGGCTTGGTGTAGTTACCAGCCTCGTTTACCTTGGACTTGGTCTTGCCACCTTCAGCGTACTGTGTGAAATCGGTGTCATCCCTTCGGGCTTCTCTTTTACCCTTGGGCATCTTAGAGCGGTTGATAGCACCCATACCACGACTTGACATCATTTAGCACATCCTTCCACGGGTTTTGCCTTTGGTAGCAATACCATCAGCGCGTTTAGAAGCAGAGGAAGCCATGCCTCCAGAAGCCATCTTCTTGACTACGCCGCCTTTTTTCATACCAGCAGAATATCCGGGGTTGTTAACGTTTTTGTTAATTAAGTCCCGTCTATCTTGATATTCCTTTAGACGCTTCTCTGGGGTAGCCATATAAACTTCACCAAGTTCGTTTTTCTTATAGGCGGGGGAGCTATCTTCGGGGTAAACGTCCGTAATTTCTGACTTCCCACCATCAACTCTACTAACTTGTTTAGAAAGGTATGCGGGCAACGCATCGCTGTCCTTTACTGGCATACCCCTAAACGGCACTTCTTTTAGCGCCTCTTTTGGCGCTTCTTTAGCTTTATCGCGTGCCATCCGTTCCCTAATTTGGTAGGGCTCTTCCACTTCGGTTTTTTTGCCTTTGGACAGCATCATGCCCAAGGCTCCAAGAGCAGCTAATCCCGCTAAATCTTTACGTGCCATGATGTGCTCCTTAGCAGGCTTTGCCGCCCATTCTCATTTTGACCATTGCGCCTTTGGTTTTACCCTTGGACTCAATACCACCACCTTTAGCCGCGAAAATAGGCACCTTTTTGCCATCTTTCATTTTCATGGGCATACCGCCTTTTTTCATACCTGCCATGTCAGCCATAGGAGTAGCTTTTTTCATGCCGTCCTTAGCAGTGCTCATGCCAGCCTTCATTGTTGGTTTGCCCATAGCAGAAGACTTGGTGTCCTTCTTCTTGGCCATCATTGCCATAAATCCTGGGTTCATTTTGCTTGCCATACTTCCACCTTTTTTAAAAAGTGCCGCTGAACCGTGATCGGTCTTTGGCTGGTTTACTACCTGACGATCAGCTCTAGTACCATCACCAGAGCCAAATTTTATTCCCTTACTCTTGTCACTGAACTCAGCGCCAACAGATTGGGGTACACCCACTTTCTTGGCAAACCCTTTGTTGTGGGCTACCGCGTCCATGAATTTCTTCTGTTTCTCACTTACTGCTGGCATATTTCTTTACCAGCTTTTGAATTGTTGCAGTCTCATATATGCGGATACACATCCACACAATACCCAAAAGGCTACCAACTAGCGTGGCTACTGGAGTCATCCAACCCATTACGCCAGAGAACGTAACTGTTAGAGCAGCCCCGTCAGCAATTGCTTTAATTTCATTGCCTTCCATATCAGCACATCCTTCCTTTGGTCTTGCCCTTTTGGGCTATACCGTCTGCTGAGTTCACATACCCACCTTCAGCGCAGTTCCACGCTCTAAGACTCTTGTTAATCCTAGAGTTCGGGTCGTTCGCTGTTTTTGCGGATGTCAGTTTCTTTTTCATCCCACTCATGCGGGCGCAGAAAGAGTCGCGCCTTGAGCCGCCCTCGGGTTGCGGCGGTTTCAAGTTGTGCCCTTCGCGTTTCGCAGAGGCTCGGCCCTTGGCGTTTAAACCGCCATTTGGATTCTTGCCTTCCTTGCGAGTCCATGCGGGACTAGCCATAGAATATTGTGATACCTGTTACGGTACCAACACTTGTTGTTAAATGTAGCCCCGTAGAGGCCAATATGCCCTCGCCGGGAATCAAGACATAGAACGTGTTTGGCGTTGCAAGACTTGCAATATCCATCGTGTAGAGAACGGCGGCTGTAGCGCTTCCGTTTCTAATCTCAAATGTTGCGGCAGTGCTGGCTTTTGGGCTAACAACAATACCTTTCAACCTTGCGCGTCCTACATAGTAAGAACCCGCCGCGCTTAAATGCGCCGCTTGTACATCAGTTTGTTGCATAATTAATCTCCTGTTATGAGGGGGCCGAAGCCCCCATGATTAATTACTGTTGGATGTAGGTTGGGTTAGCAGAGCCGTCGCTGTCTTTCACAACATACGTAAGAGTCAAGACACCAGCACCAGAGGTGGCGGTGACGTTAGCCTGTGTAAATGTAATGATTGCATCGCCTGTACCTACGTTGTTACACAGCACAGCGCCAGCAGCGTTGTTATTGCCAAGCAGCAAGTTAACAATACCTGTATTTGTGAATACGCTTCCGTTTGCGGCTGTGTTAATGGCTGTACCATTTACAAACAAAGCATATGTAGGAGTGGTGGTTGCATAAGCAACAGTGGTGTTGAACTGAGCGGTCAGAATCTGTGAGCCTGCGGGGATCGTAAAGGCAACCGTAGCTGCCGTAATGTCTGTGTACAAAATGGCTTTGGACTGCGATACGACAGTTGCGCCAAGATTACGAATGGTGCCAGCGGTAGAGCCAGTTGTGTTTTTAACAGTGCCCAACAACCAAGGGCCAAGGTGAGTTGCGAATCCCATAAGAATATCTCCATGCGTTATGGCGTATCAATCTGCATGAGGTCAGCCGGACCTGTTTGATACGCCGAAAAATTCCGGTTAGTTAAATATACACCAAAAGAAAAGGGAGCACAAGGCTCCCTTCTCAGTCTTTCTTAGGACGAACCGGGCGAACCGAACATTCCTAATGGGTCAGACCAGCCGAACGAATAACGCTCGCGTGCCTTGTAGCGCACGTTGCCAGTATCGAAGTCACCGTCCATGCTGTTTTGCAGCGGAGTACGGATAAAGTGC